CAAATCGAGGCTGGCAACGTACTCCTAGAGGACGGAGTTGTTATAATTTTCGGCAAGTACCAAAAGAAAACGAAGTTAGGGAACCAGACGGCAGTTGCAGGGGATTATATTCTCCATCAAGTGGCGAATAAAAATAAAGGAAACGGCATGGCGGTACAAGTCTGCAAGCGATTCGTGAAGAATGTTGCCGGAACTGCGGACGTCTGGGGATGTACTCGGGCAGACAATGAAGGCCCGATAAAGTTGAATAAAAGATTGGGGATGGAGGTTGTCGGAGACATTTTCTGGCAGTCCGGAAAAATTAAAGGGCTTGTTTTTAGGAGGGACGGTCTATATCATTCAATAGTAGGAGAGCCAAATGTCCAAAGAAACCAAAGCGTTCAAGTTTGAATGTAAAGAAATATCAGAGGAAGGCAAGTTCGATGGCTACGCATCAACTTTTGGGAATGTAGACCTCGGTAATGATATTGTGGCATCGGGAGCGTTTGCAAAAACAATCTCAATAAACAATGGAGTGGTCCCGATCCTTGACAGCCACGATCCCACAAACCAGATCGGGTGGAACGAATCTGCCCAAGAAGATCGCAGGGGTCTTAAAGTGTTTGGTGCGCTGGACTTAAACATTCAGAAAGCCCGTGAACGCCATTCCCTTATGAGGACTGCAAAAGGGCTCAACGCTAAAATGGGTCTTTCAATTGGCTATCATACGATTAAATCGGAGCCACATAATGCAAAGCCCGATGTTCGGGTCTTGAAAGAATTGAATCTTCTAGAATATTCCGTTGTGACATTTCCTATGAACCCAAAAGCGAGCGTTACACGGCTTAAACAAATTGATGGTGTTGAAATTGAGAAAGTGTATAAACATTTGGTTGACGACCTCGGCATTTCTAAAAAGGCTTCCTCAATGGCCTGCGATATGCTTGGGCAGTACGCCACCATTGAACAGGGCGGTTATGCTCATTCAATGGAGGAGCAACCCGAAAGCGGGTACTCCGAATTAGGGGAAGCACTCGAAGGTCTTATTAAAAATTTTAAAAACTAAAACTACAAGTCTAAGGAGTTAAAAAATGGAACTTGCAGAAATTAAAGGGTTGATTGTAGAAACCGGAAAAGCTCATAACGAGTTTAAGGAATCGGTCAATACCCAACTCAAGGAACTCAAAGAGGGTCGGAATGATCCTGTATTGCTTGAGAAGGTTGAAAAACTTTCTAAGTCAATCGCTGATCTTTCCATGGACAAGGATAACGCCGAGCGTTTGGAGAAAGCGACCATAGAACGCCTGTCTAAAATGGAAGCCGATATGAAGGGTCGCCCGAACGGGAACGACCTAGATGGCGACCAGAAGGAACATGATGGCAAGTATTCTAAGGCTATGTCTGGATACATCCGCAAGGGTGCGGTGCCGGAACAGGAACTTGTTGGCAATGTTTATCCAGAATTCAAAGCCCTGTCAGTCGGTCACGATCCTGATGGCGGTTACTGGGTATCACCTGAACATTCAAGCCAGATTGTTAAAAAGGTTTTTGAAACCTCTCCGATGCGACAGGTAGCAATGATCGAAACGATTGGCTCCGATGCTCTGGATATTCCAGAAGATATTAATGATATGGCGGGTGGGTGGACAGGGGAGCAGTCCTCAAGAGCCGAAACAGACACCGCTGAAATCGGTTTAAGACGTATTCCTGTCCATGAGTTATATGCAATGCCCAAGGCAACGCAGAAACTTTTAGACGATGCGGTTATCAATGTAGAAGCGTGGTTGGCTGGCAAGCAAGCCGATAAGTTTTCTCGCATTGAAAATACGGCTTTCGTTACCGGAACGGGTGCGGGTCAGCCTCGGGGTTTTACGACCTACGATTCAGGCACAACCAATCCCGGCCAGATTGAAAGAGTCACCACGGCAACCAACGATACTCTTGACGATGTTGACTTGGTAGACCTTCTTTATAAATTGAAGGCGCCTTACCGAGCAAACGCTCAATGGGCTTTCAATCGTTCCACTCTCGCAGTTATTTCCAAAATTCAAGACGGTCAGGGTCGTTTCATCTTCCAGCCGGGACTCCAACAGGGCGCACCTTCTTCATTGTTAGGCCGGCCTATGATCGAGTTCAATGATATGGCAGATGTCGGCAACGGTACGCTCCCAGTTGTTATAGCTGATTGGAAGCAAGCCTATACTATCGTTGACCGCAAGGGCATTACCATCTTGCGTGATCCTTTCACATCCAAGCCTCACGTTCTTTTCTATTCAACGAAGCGAACGGGTGGAGATATTGTAAATTTTGAAGCAATCAAAATGATCGTTATTCAGTAATCGATGGGTTGCTAATTATTTTTTTAAACTTTTAATTCAGGAGATTTGACCATGCGTGACATTAGCAAAAATCTTTTGGCAGTCATTTCCATCGACCCTCAAACCATTTCTTCCGATACCACCACAAATGGTGTTGGAGTAGATGTTCGGGATTACGATGCAGCCGTGGTTGTCTTTCAAAGCAACGATGCCGTAACCGATGGCGATTTCGCCTTGAAGTTGCAGGAATCGGACGATGATGTAACCTATACGGACGTTGATTCTTCCGAACAGGTTGGTACGTTGGCTGATTTCACCTCCTCGAACGAGGGGAGCCAACAGGTAGGGTATCTTGGAAACAAAAGGTACATTCGCCCTGTTATCACTTCCACTAGCACTTCTTGTGGTGGAATTATGATGGCGACAGTCATTGCGGGCTTGCCTCACAATGCTCCAACGTCATAACGTTTAACTGAAACCTAAAACTTCTAAATGAGGAAAATTAGAATGCGATATTTTAAAATTTTAACTTCCTTCCTTATGATCGTTTTATTTGCCAGCGTTTCTTTTGCTGGCGGGTATCAGATAGACCATAGGGGCGGGTCGAGCATAGGCACATCAAACATTGATTTTTCTGGCTCCGGCCAGGACGATATTAATGTCACGGGTGTTTATTCTGGAGACAAGGATCGGTGTTATGAGGTCAACGTGACGGCAACCTCCACTATGAAGTGGCGGGCTAATTGCTCAAGCGGAGACTACACTACGGGCGTTTCCATGACCACAAGTGCCGTAGAATTAGAAAACGGTATCAAGGTGAGTTGGGATACTGCTGCCGGACACACCGCTACCAATACTTGGAAATTTAAAGTCAAGGCGACCAATCCATTCCGAATTAAAAACTCGGTAGGCGAAAGCCAGATTGCCGTTGATAACAACGATGACATTAGATTTTTCAATGGACAGATAAGTTCGGTCAATGCGTTTCTTGGTCTTGAAGTTCAGGATGCGGTTGGCACTACTTCGGTTAAACTCCGTAGGGAATATGTGGACGTTAATACGACCACTACCCTTACGAATGATAACTGCGGTCAATGGCTTATGTCCGACCTTGCAAACAACCCAAAGGTCTATACCTTGCCGGGAGCCGTAGCGGGCTGTAAGATTGGATTCATCGTTCAAGGAACTGCTCTATTGACTATCACCGAGAAGGGTGGAGATACAATCACCTGCGGTGCGAGTTCAACGGGAACGACCATGACCAGTTCAACAGCCGATGATTATGTCGAGTTGCTAGGGACGGGAGCCAATGACTGGGTTTGCATTTCAGTCGGGCCAACCGTTGCTGATTGGACTTTTAATTAAATGAGGTGGGTTGTATGCGGAATACTTGGGGTGGGGATTCCGGCTATCATCGCATACAATCTGCTTTAACTTCCTGACCACACGGGCTGAATCAGGGAGTCGGAGACCTCCTCCCCGAAAGGGTTTACGTTTTTCTGGCTCCCTGATTTTAGGAGAATAAAATGTTCGTTATTAAATTTGAAAAAGATCACGGCCACTATAAATCGGGGGATGAAGTCAGGCTTGAGGAATCGAAGGCGACTCCTTTTCTAAACGGTGGCTACGCTATAAAGATGGGAGAGGTAAAAGAAAAGAAGATGGCGAAAGCCCCCGAAAATAAGAGCGCACCCAAGAAGAAGCCGAAAGCGGTTGAGAATATGTTCAAGAAAGTTATGAAAAGAAAAAAAGCCTCAAACGAGGAATAAATAATGAACCATAGAAGTCTTGTTTTAAAGACGGCCCCTGCCACTCAAATTGTTTCTACTGCGGATATGAAAACTTATCTGCAAGTGGACGATGCAGTCGATGATACGGAAATCACCGAAGCCATTGTCGCAAGCCGAGAGGCGATTGAAAACTATACGGGGCGTTCCCTAATCAACACCGTATGGAATCTCTGGTTAGATTCTTGGCCTCGGGATAAAAAAGCCGAGAACCCTCCGAGCGGTGTTTATGATCTGCCTATAAACGCATTTGATAGACAGCTTTCCTATATTGAATTACCTCGGGCTCCTCTTGTGTCCGTAGCATCCATAAAATATTATGACACCGCAGATTCCGTTGCCACTTTTTCAAGCGGTAGTTATCTTGTCGATACAAATTCTGTTCCGTCAAGGGTCTGCCTGAATTACAATACCCAGTGGCCTACAACCCTATTGCGCCCCTGCAACGGCATTGATATTGAATTCACTTCTGGATACGGGACAGCGACAACGGACGTTCCTGACTCAATTCTTTTAGCTGTTAAGCAAATGACCAAATTCAATTACAGGGTAATGACGGGCGGGTATGAAGAAGGAGAAACCCTCGCCTTTGAAAGCGATAAGAACAAATCAGGCTTAACCGATTTTGTCGAAAAACTTTTAATGCCATACAGGATTGTGAGATTCTAATGGGCGCATCGTTCAGTATAAAAAACACCAAAGAAGTCCAGAGGATGTTCGCTCAAGCTGTTAAAAAATCAAAGCGATCTGCCGAGTGCGCCTTTGAGGATGTGACCTTGCTCGCCCATGAAACGGCAAAGAAAAGGGCAACGTCAAGAAAGATAAGACCTTTTTGGAAAACAGGAAACTACACTCGCTCAATCGCTTTCTCTATCAGTAAGAAGGGAACGTTTACAGGCAAGATTTTCAGTCCCGTTCTTTATGCGGGAAAGTTGGAAGGGTGGTATCAAAATTTACAGGTGAGTGCGGACACGGCTATAAAAAGTTTTAAAAAATTTATGACCAAATGCTACCGAACTGAAATGAGGAAGAAAAGATAATGTCGCATCATAACAGTACTGAATTCTTTTTCCATTTGGCAGCGGGCAGAATTAAAGGGTTCGGTCACATTGAGAAGTTCGGGAGGGCTACAAACGTAGACGATGGAGTGCTTACGGATATATGGGACAGAGCGAACCCAACGGACGATCAGCCTATATGGGTCGCCCCAACTCAAGCTAGGACTCACCAAATCGTATCAACGGATGCTGGCGATACCCTTGTTGGTGGAGGGGCAAGGACAGTTGAGATTCGAGGCTTGCCTTCATGGGGGCAGATCGAAGTCACCGAGACGATAGAATTAAATGGAACGTCAAACGTGGCAACGGTAAATCAATATGTAATCATTCACCGGATGGAAGTCAAAACGAATGGCGCAACGAACATAAACATTGGAAACATTAAAGCGACAGCAGACACCGACAGCTCCGTAACCGCCCAAATCAATGCCGGAAAAGGTCAAACACAAATGGTGGTTTACGGTGTACCGTCAACCAAGATTTCCTATATTCGCTACCCTTATGCAAACCTAATTCTTGACAAGGGGAAGGATTCGGATGTGGAGGTGGACATCCTAATTAACACCACG